TCCGAGAGACCGAGGGTAGAAATAGTAATTGAGGAGTTGCAACTATGAAAATAACCCAAACAGAATCTATTACATATAAAGACCACCGCATCACGCTGAACGCCAATATCCATACAGGCGAGTTTNTTGCGGTTGCAACGGCACGAGGCGTAACGATGACGGGCAGNGATTTATCTGCGGCGCANGCNGTNGATATAGTCAAACGAAAAATTGACGAGGTGGGAAAATGATTGATATAGGCAAAGACTTACAAGATGCTTTTAATGGTGGATATAAGCAAGGTAAACAAGATGAATGGATACCACTCAAAAGAAAATGTCCAGATAGAAACGGACACTACTTAGTAACTTATAGGGAGTGGAGCAAGGGAGAATATTTACCAAAATTTGATAACACAAAAGTAAAAATATTAAGGTTTCACGAAGCTATATTTAGACTACCTAAGTGCATTGATGAAAAAGCAGAAAAAGATATGTTTAGAGAAGTGTTAGCTTGGATGCGGTTGCCTGAACCGTATGAGGAGGAAGATTATGACCTACAAAAAGATGCTTGAGCAGCTTGAAAGCTATCTCATAGACCAAAAACGTGTGTATATCATAACAGCGAAGCGAAACGATGAAAAATCAAAAAATTAACCGAGGAGGAAGTGAGAAGAAGGATGAAAACACTACAAGCAGCATTTTATATTACAGGCATTGCGTTCTTTGCGCTTAGCATAGGAATCTTGTTACAGTTTATAATTTGAGGTGTGGCGGATGGATGTGAAGGAATTTCTAAAGTCTTATCGTGAGTTCGAACAGAGCATTGACCAGCGTCTTGACGAGCACGCAAGGCTAAAAGCGAGAGCCGAACGGATCACGTCAACGATAAGCGAGCTGCCGAAGTATCAAGGGATGTCGCTTGAGGATATTATTATCAAGAAGGTGCAGCTTGAAATTGATATCGAAAAAGACCTGGCGAAGTACAGGGAGATGCGGCAGAAAGTAGAGGATGTAATCGGAACACTAAAAAATCCCACATGGCAGGTTGTTATGAGATATCGATATATCAACGGGTTGAGGTGGTCAGATATTGCTGCTCGAACGAATTATAGCCTGGATTGGATATATCATATGCATGGGTATGCTCTGGAAGAGCTGAGAAACACGACAGGTTAAAACAGTTTTTTTTTGATATTATGGTAGTGTGGAGAAATTAATGAAATTATCATTTTTTTACCTCCTTTCTTGATACGGGGCGGATTTACCGCCCCATTTTGATTACAAAAAACGGTAGGAAATTATATGAAATTAAACATTTTAGGCACAGAATATACACTCGAATTTAGGAGCCGCAGCGATGATAGCTATCTACAGGAGGGGAATGATGGCTATTGTGATGAAACAACAAAAGAACTTATTGTTGAAGATATGGAGCCGGAACACGGATCCAAAAGGAACCTGAAAGATTACCAAAAAAAGGTTATCCGGCATGAGATAGTACATGCGTTTCTGTTCGAAAGCGGTTTGTCGGAAAATTCTACGTGGATACACAACGAAGATGCTATTGATTGGATATCTTCACAGATGCCGAAGATGGTACAGGTTATGATGGAGGCTGATGCTTTGTGAGGAGGTGGGATGTGTGAATCCAAGGCAGAAACAATTTGTAACTGAATATGTGATTGATTATAACGCAACACAAGCTGCGATAAGGGCAGGATACAGCCAAAAAACAGCCTACAGCATAGGGCAAAGATTGTTGAAAAAAGTTGAAGTGCAAAATGCGCTTGAAGAGCTGCAAAAACGCAAGCGAAGAGAAAATATTTCAGAAGCTGAGGAAGTGGAAGAATTTCTTTCTATCTCTATGCGAGGGGAACTTGAAGAAGAAGTTGTGGTTGTTGAGGGAACAGGTGAAGGATGTTCGGATGCAAGGATAATTAACAAGCAGATTTCAGCGCGTGACCGCCTAAAAGCCGCCGAACTCCTGGGCAAAAGATATGGCCTATTTACTGATCGTCTGCAGCTTGACCCTGATGCGCTTGTGCGCATCATAGACGATATACCGAAGGAGCGGTAAGCGTGCATGCATGTTAAGCTTACGGATTTGATTGCGCCATCTTTTTATAGCGTGCATCAAGCGGTAAAAAACAACGCATACACGCACTATCTGTTGGGCGGAGGACGCGGAAGCACAAAATCTACATTCGCGGGGGTTGAAATGATTCTGGGGATTATGCAAGACCCCGAGGCAAACGGTATTGCGCTGCGGAAGGTTGGCCTTTATCTCAAGGAAAGTGTGTTTTCGCAGCTTGTCTGGGTTATCGACAAGTTGCAAATAGCTCATCTATGGGATATAAAACTAAATCCGCTTGAACTTACATATAATCCTACAGGGCAAAAAATATTATTTAGAGGTGCTGATGATCCAAGGAAGTTAAAATCAATTAAACTGCAAAAGGGATATTTTAAGTATATTTGGTATGAAGAGCTGGATGATTTTGCAGGTATGGAAGATATCCGGATAATTAACGAATCGCTCCTGCGTGGCGGTGATATCTTCTGTGTGTTATATACATATAACCCGCCGAAAAGCCAGCGAAACTGGGTAAATGCCGAGGCATTGATTGAGCGTTCAGATAGATTGGTGCACAACAGCACTTATTTGGATGTGCCGCAACACTGGTTAGGCGCACAGTTTTTAATTGAGGCAGAGCACCTTAAGGAAACAAGGCCGGACCTGTACGCACATACATATCTTGGTGAGGTAACGGGAACCGGAGCGGAAGTATTCAGCAACATCACATTGCGCAAGATTCTTAAGGCCGAAATTGAAAAGTTTGACAAAATAAAAAATGGCCTTGACTTCGGTTATGCCGGGGATCCGCTTGCCTTCATAAAAATGCACTATGACAAAACGCGAAAAAGGCTGTATATCTTTGATGAGATATATCAAGTCAAACTTGGCAACACGGCAGCCGTTGAGCTAATTAAGAAAAAGAATCCTGAAAACATCCTGATAACAGCTGATAGTGCGGAGCCAAGGACTATTGCAGAATTTAAGCGGCAGGGGCTCAAAATACGAGGAGCAAAAAAAGGACCGGACAGCATAGACCACGGCATCAAGTTTTTAAGTGAGGAAATAGAAGAAATAATCATAGACTCGAACCGCTGCCCGAATGCAGCCAGGGAGTTTATGGGATATGAGATTGAGCTTGATAAGCACGGCAATCTCAAGGGTGAGTATCCGGACAAAGACAACCACGCAATTGACGCTGTACGGTACGGAATGGAAAGCGAAATGTTAGCGAAGAGAGGACTTAGAACATTCTAAGTTCTTTTTTATTGGAGGATAAATTGAGCATACAAGACTGGTACAAAAAAATCGTTAAAGGAGTTAGAGCAGGAATTATGACAATACAACAGCACGACTTGAGAGACGTGCAGATTACATCACTGATTACAGAGTGGTTTGCGTCTGATGAGCGAAAGCTCATGCTGACAGGAGAGCAGTATTACGAAGTAGACAACGATATTCTGGAACGCAAAATCGCTAAAACTATAAATAACGTTGAAATTGAAGAAACCTACAAGGCCAACAATAGGCTTGCGCATGCAAAGTATAAAAACCTTGTTGACGAAAAGGTGACATATCTGCTATCTGCAGATTACGCCTTAGATTGTCCAGATAACAAGGAATATAGTCAGAAGTTGAGGGAAGAGTTAGGCAGGCACTTTAGCTACAAGCTGATGGGGTTAGGTTACGAGGCAAGCAACAAAGGAATTGGATGGCTACAGACGTATATCGATGAACAAGGTGCATTCCAGACAATGATTATTCCTGCGGAACAATGCATCCCGATTTGGTCAGATGCCTCTCATACAAAGCTTAATGCCATGATACGGGTATATAACGTTACTAAGTGGGATAAAGACGGCAAAAAAAAGGTGCTTACCTATGTTGAGCACTGGACACCCGAAGATGTGACTACGGGACAGCTCAACAATGGTAGATTTTTTATTCCGGATACAGATGGAGCGAAAGGTCACTTTGTGCGTACCGGGATAAATGGTGATGTATACGAAAGTTGGGGACGTGTGCCATTTGTCCCTTTCAAAAACAACCGAAAAGAATTGCCGGACATTAAATTTATAAAGACACTGGTTGATAATTACGATATAACAAGGAGCGATGCGGCCAACTACCTTGAAGAAGTTAAGAACCTGATCTTTGTGCTTAAGGGGTACGGTGGTGAAGATATTGCGGATTTTATGGCGAAAATTAATTTGTATCGTGCGATTATAATTGATGATCCGGAGCATGGCGGAGTTGATACGCTTAATCCTTCCGTAGATATCGCAGCTCTAAAGGACCACTACGACCAGCTAAAAAAAGATATCGTAGAAGATGGCCAGGGGCTGAATCACGACCTGAGCCGCTTTAGTTCGGCGCCAAGCGGGGTAACGTTAAGCTTTTTGTTCAGAGGGCTTGACCTTAAATGCAACGCGTTGGAAGTCGAATTTAAAATGGGGTTTGAACAGCTGCTGTATTTCGTAAATCGTTATTGGGAGATTACCGGAGAGCCTACTTTTGAGGATGTGCCGATCGATATTATCTTTAACCGCGAGGCAGAGATTGATGAAAGCGAAGTCATTGATAACTGTGAGAAATCGCACGGAGTAATCAGTAAACGCACAGTTCTGCTGAATCATCCCTGGGTAGATGATGTAGATTCAGAGTTGGAGCAGATAAAACAAGAAGAAGAGGATGACGAAGATCCCAAGTATGAACATAAAGTGCCAATAGGTAATGACGATGGCCAAGAACAACAGTGAGTACTGGGAAAAGCGCATTGCGAATCATACCTGGACAACCTATAACAATTTGGAAGAAAGGAGCCGCGCGCTCCTTGATTTATATAACAAGGCAGCGGACGATATCACCAACGAACTGTATTCAATTGCTCAAAAGGTAAACAAGGGTGAGGTGCTTACGCGTTCAGACTTACATAAGTTTAACCGATTAAAGAAACTGCAGAAAAGTTATCATGATACGATGCAGGAATTAGGCGCAAAAGTTGAAGGTATCGGAAGAACCAGCATGCTGGAAGGTGGGCTTGAGGTATATGAAAATATACGCACG